TCTTGTCTAGCATAACCTGAATTAGATATTGATCTTCTAATTCTTGCTGATCTATTTAATGATACATCATTTGTATATTCAAATATTTTTGACATTATTTTCTCCTCATACTTAAACCGGCAGTATTTCTGGTATAGGTTTTATTAGCTCCACCAACATGTGATGGGCTTGATGTTATAACAGCTCTAATTTGATCTATTGCTCTTTGATCAACATTACCACTTACATTAATTGTATTATTTACTATTGATGAACCAACCGATTCACCTCTAGGTATAACAGTTTCTCCCGGTGTTAATAATGCAGGTACCCTGTCATTATAAGGTGCACCACCTGGTACAACTCCACCTTTATTAAATTTAAAAAATGATAATAAACTACCGCCTGATCCACTAACAGCAGCAGTTGCAGTAGCAAATGCTAATTGTTGAGCTTTTTCTGCAGTAATTTGTTTTTCAATTGTAAGTTTTTTAGTTCCAAGAAATTCAAATAATTTTTCTATTTGTAATTCAATAGTCTTTTTTATAATTGTTTCAGCTATTGTATTTAAAACGCTTTTAAATAAACTTTTAGTAATTTGTAATAATGAATTACCTTGTCTTAAACCATCTAAAAATCCTGTACTAATTGTATCTGAAATTAATTTAGCCTCAATACCAGATTGTTCTAATAAATCTCTATATGTTGTTTGATTAGCATTAATTTTAGCTTGATCACGAATAAAATCTCTATTCATTGTAAATATTCGTTCATTTAAAGCAGCTATATCTGATTGCTTTTTCAAAAATGCAGGATCAGTAGCAGCACCAAAATTAGGTCTTGATCTAGGATCCCTTTCAGCTCTTGGTGTAGTTCTTGTTCCTGAAAATAATTCTTTTTGTTTTCTATTTAATTTTGTGTAAGAAGCAACAACTTCATTAGCTTCCATTTTTATTGCATTAAGTTCTTCTTTTAATTTTTTAGCAGCTTCTTCTGCTTCTTTTGAAGCTTTTGGAAATATTTTTAATTTAGAAACAAAATTAAGAACAGATAATTGAGCCTCTTTCATTTTTTGTATAAAAAAATCTTTAATTGTATTTACAACTTTCATTATAGCATCATTAAATGCAATAAATGCTACAACACCTATTTGTATTGCAGTTATAACAATACCAACTATATTGGCTCTTAAAGCTACATTTAAAGCAGCTAAACTAATTCCTGTAGTTCTTATAGCTTGTCCCATTAATACAAATTGTGAAGCAATACCTGCTACAAATGTAGCTACTTTTAATCCAATAAATATTTTAAATCCAGTAATTAAAAGATCTATATTTTTAGATACAAACCTAATTGCACCCTCAATATTTTTAAATGCTTGTGCTAAATTAGTACCAACAGTTTTTGCTAATTCTTTTAATTGAGTATCATTTCTTTTAAAGTTACCAACTAAAGCAACTAATTGTTGTTTAACACCCTCAAATAAGGGTTGAGCAGCGGCTTGTCTAAATCTAAAATAAGCATCTTGCACAAATGAAACCTGTGCTTCTAAAGTTTTTTCAAATTCTTTTGTTGCACTAGAAAATTGACCACCACTACCAAATACTTCAAAAAATCTTTTTCTAGTATCTTCAATTGATACTTTAGCACCAGCTTCAAAGCCTAACATTGCTCTAACACCTCTTTCCCTAAAGACGTCAGCAGCGGCTATACCACCAGCAAATGCTCTTTGAATTTGTTCAGCAGTTTGTCTAAAATCAAGACCTGTAGCTGCAGCAACATTACCTGTTATTTCTAATATTTTAGCTAATTCATTAGCATCTTTAGCAATAACAGCTAGGTTACCAGAACCAGCTGCAATAGCTTCTAGTGAGAAAGGAACTTTACCAGCAAATTCATTTAATACTTTAAATGCTTTTGCACCTTCTGTAGCCGAATTAAATAATAGTTTAAATCTTACTTGTAATGATTCAGTAAGTTGACCTGCAGAAAATGTATCTCTTATAAATTTACCAATACCAAAACTAACAGCAGCTAATGATGCAGCAACACCAACTTTTAAAGTTGTTCCAAGTGCTGCAAAAGTTGCTCTTGATTTAGCAGCTGCAGTTTGTAATTGTTTTAATCTTGTTGAAGCTATTTGAGCATTTCTTCCTAATTTATTTAAACCGGATTGTAATTGGTTTACTCCGTTCTGTCCCTTAACATTAGTAATTATATCTAATTTTACAGCCATTTTTCCTTATCCGTTAGTTATTTCCACAGTAACGTCATCAAAGTATTTTCTAAAAGCAGCCTCTATAAATTTAGTAGGTGCTTGTTGTGAATGTCCATTGTTAAGGAATTCTATATATGTTGTACCATTTGTAACAATAATTTTATTTGGTTTGTCTTTTGGAACCAATAAATTTATATTAGATGTTGCAGGTGCAGTTTTTTGATTATTATATGTTTCAGTGTATCCAATATACCAGCTATTTCTAGCTTGACCAGTGTCAACTGGAGTTGTTAATTTTACTTCAGCAAAAGCTTTTAATGCTCTTGATCTAAGTTCCTGTTCTATTGCTTTATTAATATCTTTTTGAAGATCTTTAGCAGCAGTTGTTAGACCAATAGTAGTTATTGCCATTATATTAATTTACCTTTGTTTATACCTTTTTTAATAATATATCTTTGTGTACCATTGGCACCAATATTTACTTCTTTTTTAAGGTTTCTAGATAATTCTTTTTGTTTTAAATTTTTTTTGGCAATATTACTATATTCAGTTAATTTTTTTATATCTCTCATAATTGCCTTCCAAGTGGGCAGTTTACACCGCCCCACTATTAATCAGATCTTTTAGCTATACTTTTTAATTTATTAAAACCAGCTTCTAATTTTAGATCCTTTTGTGTATCATTATCTCTCATTACTTTTAACGAAGGAAATAATTCATTTACTCTAAGAGGTTTAGTACCTTGGTAAGTAGTTTGAGCTAATATAGCAGACCTATGATCATCTCGCCAACCGTATGGTCTTTCATTAAAATATTTTATCCAGCCCATATATTCTTTACTGGACATATTATAAATAACATCTAATGTAACACCTAATTGATGAGCTAATTCATATTCTGCTAACTCTTCTTCCCCAATGCACCACCTTTATCATCTGATGCAGCTAAACCATTATATACAAGAATTTCTTGTGATAATTCAGTTAATGCTTTAATTGGAAAGTCTTCAAATTCTGAATCTTTCATATTTTCAGCCCCAACTATAGTTTGTCTAAATATAGCACTTAAAGTTTTTAAACCAGCAACATCATCAGTTTTATTTACATCTAAAACTTTTTGTAAGTCTTTAATGCCTTTAACTGTCAGTTGTTTGATCTCCACTTCCTGTTTCAGAAATGGTATTTTCTTCGTTAATTCTATTATTCTTATGTGTTTCATCTTTTATTTCCTCTAAAGGTTTTATATATAAATGTTTATTATTCGATTCAAAGTCTTCCATTATTTTTCTAATTTTATGTAACACATCTAGTGTTTCAAAGACTTCTTGTTTATTATCTACATCTTTTAATCTATCATAAGTTTTTCTTATGGATGTATCTATAGATTTTTTTATGTGTAAAGAAGTTATTCTTAATACATAATATTTATTAAATGGTTTATTGTCCATGATTTTTATCCTATACAATTTAATTAAGCTGGGCAATTAAGCCCAGCCTAAAAATTTTTTATTATGCGTCAGCAAACGGACCAGTATAGTCAGTTGAAGTACTCAAAGTCAAAGTTGCCTGATTTGAATCAGTCAAATTTGGAGCCACTTCAAAAGAAGCTATTTGTCCTTTTACGTAAAATGCAGCATTATCACCAGTAGATGCGTTTTTAACATCTAGTTGAAATACATATGTTAATCCATCTTGAACTAACGCTTGAATTGGATTATGCACACTTGGTACATAATTAAGCGTAAATTCTAAAGTTGGAGCATCAGATTGTCCTTGGATTTGTCCACTTACAGATTGTCCGTAGTTTGGTACGTTAACAATGTTAGCGGGTTTACCAAATGAAGGAAATTCTCTGATGTTAGTAACTTCAGTATTACCTGCAAAATCTCCACCACCAGCTATAAAAGCTTGGTGTGTTGAATCACTTGTTGGTAATGTGTAGCTACTATCAGCTTTGTATTTTAGTTTTGTGAAAATACCAGCACCTATATTCGAAATTAGAGCCATTTTTGTTTTCTTCCTTTATATTATTTTTGGTTAAATTGATTTGAAATTAACAGTATAATTCACGTTAAATAAACCTGAATCTTTTGTATCAATTCCAATGTTTGTTATAAAGCTATTAGTTGTTTGTAGATATCCAGAGATTACTTCTTGATCTAATAAAGTTTTTAATATATCAGCAATTTCATATGCACGTTTCATACCTTGTCCACTAGGAACAAATATTTGACATACAATTTGACCATTTGCTATTACATCTTTAAAAGCTAATTCTGAAGAAAATGGTAATACAGAAACCCGTATCCATTCTTCAGCATTAATTTCCCCTTGATAATTCGCAGGAAATGCTTTTATATTATTAGCTGTCCAAGCGCTGGAAGCAAACAAACCTTCAACAGCTGTCAACATTTGTGATATTGTAGCCATTAAGATTCCCTTCCAACAGTTAAAGTAATAACATAATT